ATTTAATGCAGAACTTTCTGTTTATTGGGTCAGTATTGATTTTATGATAAAAATGAAAAGATGAAACTAAGACTTTTAAAGGAATGGAACGGAAAACAACCGGGTAACACTGGCGTTTTTCTTTCGGAATATGGGGAACAAATGATAAAGGATGGGTTTGCGGAACTACTTGATGAAGATTTTGTAGTAGAAGATATGCCTAAAAAAGAGGAGGTCAAACAAGAACCTGTTTACATTCCAATTCCTGTTCCTGCAGAGTATTTCCAAAGTGATGAAGAAGAAAATATTACTAAACAAAAAAATAAATAAATATGGCAACTACTGGAATAATTAATGGTACGTTGATGCGCTTGTACAAAGATAGTACGGCTATCGGTTACGCAACTTCTTGCCAAATGAATATTTCATCTGCTATGCGCGAAATTCTTACAAAGGATTCTGCGGCAGGTGGATGGAGAGAAGTAAAAAAAGGACAACTTTCAGGTACACTTTCTACGGAGGCGTTGTATGCGGGCCCGGGCGATGCTTCAACAAACTATTTGTTTGATGATTTATTTACCGACCTTGTAGCTGGTACCGCACTTACCATTAAATTCACTACCGACGTTGTGGGCGATAATGTTTACACAATGAGTGCCATTTGTACATCATTAGACTTAAACGCTGGTGTGGAAGAAAATGTAAGCTATTCAGCTTCATTTGAAGTTACTGGAGCGATCGTAAAAACTACTAAAGCATAATTTAAAAATTACCTAAAATGAAAACAATAAAAATAGCTAATGCGGACATTCCAATTAAATTTGGTATGTTCGTTTTAGGTACATTTTTAAGGGAAAGGAAGCTTAAATTAAGTGACCTTTCCCTCCTTGGCGAAGATTTACTTTTAGCACTTGAACTTGCTTTTGCAGGTGTTCAACAAGGGTACAAAGCTAAGGGAGAAAAATGTCCTTATGACTTACAATCTTTTTGCGATTTGGTTGATACTGACATGGGCGGTATAGCCCGTATAATGGAAATGATTTCAAATGAGATTTCACCTCCAGAAGATGATAGCGAAAAAAACGTAGTGGCGAAGGTGGAGAGCTCACACTTGAATACATCGAACGCTTTTGTTTCGGAGTTTTAAGATTTCCTCCTTCGCAATATAACGACATGAGTTTTAGAGAGGTTGTTATGGCTATGCAAGGTTATAATAATTTTTTTGAACAACAGGAGCAAACAGAATGGGAACGAATAAGATGGCAAACAACACTTTTACTAAATGTCCATACGGCAAAAGGAAAGAGTTTAAAGCCTAAAGATTTGATTGAGTTTCCATGGGAGAATCCTACTAAAAAAGAAACTAAAAGAAGTTTGACAAATACTGACAAAACAATATTTGACAAATGGGATAAAGAAGCATAATGGCAATAGGTAAACTACTTTTAAAGCTGGGGATTGATACCACTAATCTCGATAAAGAGTTAGGTAAGGTAGAAAAATCTATGACAAGATTTGGACAAAATATGTCTAATCTTGGTTCAACTTTGACACAGTCATTAACATTACCTATTATCGGAGTTGGTGCTGCGGCTTTAAAATCTTTTGCAGATATGGAAAAGCTGCAAAATGGTTTAATTGCTATTATGGGAAGTAGTGAAGGGGCTGCTATTGAATTAGAAAAACTACGAAAGGTTGCAGAGAATCCTGGTCTTGCTTTACCTGAAGTGGTTAAGGCTTCGGCTACTTTACAATCCGTTGGAATGTCGGCTGATGTTGCAAGGGAAACTATTACTCAATTTGGTAATGCAGTTGCAAGGGCTGGAATGGGTGCTGAAACTTTTGATGGTGTTATAGTTGCTTTAGGTCAAATAAGCGCGGTTGGTAAAGTTACGCAAGAGGATTTAAATCAAATTAAGGGCAGACTTCCAGAGTTTGCCGATGTGATGAAAAATGAATTTGGCGTAGTAACAGCCGAAGCAATAAACAAAATGGGGCTAAGTGCAGAAGACTTTATAACAAGGTCGGTAAGTGCATTAGGTGAATTAGAAAGAGCAAAAGGAGGGCTTGGTAATGCTTTTGACAATTTAAAAGATAATGTTGCCAATAGTCTTGCTGAACTTGGTAAAGTAATAAATACAAGTCTAAATGTAGAGGCAATTTTTACAGCTTTATCAGACAAAATAAATTATTTAGTAGAAGGATTTAAATCATTAAATCCACAAACACAAGCGTTCATAGTAAAAACTGCTTTAATTGTAGCTGCTATTGGGCCCGCGATATTTATAGTAGGTAAAATGATAACTACTTTTGGAGCATTAGCTGGCACGACAAAAATGATTATCGAGAATTTTAAAAAACTTAAAGGTGCTGTTATAGGTGCATTTACTACTATTCTCGCTAATCCTGCTATACTTGCGGTTGTGGCTGCCATTGCTGCCGTTGGTGCTATTGCTTTGTATGTTTACGATAACTGGGAGGCATTTTCAAGTAGGTTTCAAAATATATGGATAAACATAAAAAACAGCACTATGAAAGGAGTAGCTGATTTTATGAAAAACATAGATAAGCTACAAAAATTTTTAGGCATTGAATTATTTGACGTAAGTGGTTTAACCAATTACACCGAACAACAAAAAGTAGTACAAAAAGAATTTAAAAGCATAGGCGAAACAGTTGATAGTTTATCGGGTAAATTAAAAAGTTTATTTTTTGCTAACCCAAAAACAGGAGGCAAAACAGGTGGCATTGTTTCCGAGGATACAATAGAGTCAACAACTACAACAACAGGCGGTGGAGGTGGTAAAGTACAAACACAACCTAAAAATGAAACACTATCGCCTACAAATTTACTTCCTACAATAGGTAAATTACCTGAACAGTTAAAAAGTGTTACGGCTGAAACACAAAGAGCAAAAGAGGAAACTAATGCTTTTACCAAAGCTCAAGAAGCTGCTGGGAAAGCTATACAAGTTACTGACGATAACATAACTAGATTAAAAAAAGGATTAGAGGATTTAAATACAGGTTTAAAAAATATAATAGAAGGTGCATTAAATGATTTAGCCGTAGGATTAGGAGAACAATTAGGAAACGCATTAAGTGGAGCAGGTTTTAATATAAAATCTTTCTTACTACCAGTCGCCGAGGCAGTTATTAGTTTTGGTAAATTAGCTATACAAGTAGGTATAGCGGCTTTAGGTATTAAGACGGCTCTTAAGTCATTAAATCCCGCTATCGCTATTGCTGGTGGTATTGCCTTAGTTGCTTTAGGTACATTAGTTAAAAATAGTTTAGCTGCTCCAAAACTTGCCGAAGGTGGCTTAGCTTATGGGCCCACCATGGCAACCGTCGGGGATAATCGAAATGCAAGAGTTGACCCAGAGGTAATTGCACCTTTATCTAAATTAAAATCAATGATGGGTGACATGGGAATGGGTGGAGGAGTATTAGAAACAAGGATAAGCGGAAATGATTTGATTATTTTATTAAATCGTTCTCAAAAGGCTTTAAATAGAGTTCAATAATGGCAGTAAGGTATCAAACAACGGTATATAATGAAAAGGGTAGAAAAATTACTATATCAATAAAGGATACAGTTTTTTCAGGCTCTGTTGGCACGTTTGATACAATTAATGTTCAACTTCAATATGATAGCGAAACAAGTCAGGGAATGGAGCGTTTTGCTCCAATAATTGGATCTCGTTTAAGATTAAATTTAATTATAAATACAGAGCAATTACAAACACTACTTAATGACATAGGTTTTGCGGTTGAGGGTAGATTCAGTATGGAGCTTACAAGTTATGAGGATGATAACACAACTGTATTATTTAAATGGTATGGTTATATAGTTACCGATTTAGTGGAATTTGAAGACGTTACAACTGATATAGGATTTATTGCACAGATAGAAGCCGTTGACGGATTAGCTTATTTAAAAACAATTCTTTATAAAAGTGAGGTTGGTCCTTATTTAGGTCAAGATACAGTCGTTCAACACATTTGTAATTGTCTTAATCAACTTGATTTTGTCCAGGAAAACTTAGTGGCTAATAATTTACCTATACTTTATACCGTTTTTAATTGGCATGAAAATAGTATTAATTATTCGGCTGATAATGACTTTGCATTACGTACAGTTATAAATCATAGGGCTTTTTATCATAGAGATACAAAAAATAATTATACCTATCAAAGTTGCTATGATGTTTTAAAAAAGATATGCCAGACTTTTGGCGCAAGATTATTATTTAGTGGTAATCAATATTGGTTTATTCAAGTCAATGAATACCTTAATCCTAGTAATCATAGGTATTTTAAATATAATGGTTTTGGTATTCAAAGTTCTGGAACTTTTAATTTAGATTTTAGAATTTTAAATCTTCAAACTGATTTGGAAAATAGTCAGTTGATGCGTTTAAGTGGCGGAAGGTGGTCATATTATCCTCCTTTAAAAAATGTAGTTATACGTTATAATTATTTTGGTAAACAAAATTTACTTGCAGGAAAAGAATATAGCTACGCAACTAACGCCACGCCTGAACAAGTTATCACACCTACATTAGATAGCACAAATGTAGAAGCAAGGTTAAGCTATACAGGTATATTAAACTTTTATGCAAGTGCGTTAACGCCTGCTAATTTTGAACCTTATCAATTTGTATTTGCTATAAAATTAGCTTCAATTGTAAATTCTTTTCCGTTACAAGGATTTGCTTCAGCTAATTGGACATTAGGCAGCGGATGGCTAATTGATAATGCAATTTTAGAAGGTACATTAGTTGCAACGGAAGCATATTACACTTCTTTTAGTGTTACGGCAAATAGAAAATATTATGTAAATATTAAAGTTAAACTAGAAAACACAGGTGAATTAAGATTGCGTTTAGGTGGAGTAACAAAAACAATAACCGAAACAGGCGATTATGAATATATTATTGAATCAACAAACACAGATACATTAAAATTAGATTCAATTTCTACGCCAAAATTTACAGGTAAAATAACTTCATTACAAGTTAAGCAAGAAAATAAATACCTAAAAAGAAATGTAGTTTACACGTCTGGATTCAACTTTCAGTTAGATGCTGCAAGCTGGGAAACAACGGCTGCAGAATATGAGTTTAACGTCGAAACAGTTTTTTCCGATAATGCTTTTGTTGTAAACAAAACTATTTCGTTTGACACTTTAGATATTCCGGACACTGCGGAGTATGTATGGTCAATGCGCTTAAAAGAAATGCGAAATGAAGCAGGTACAAATATTATAAGTAATTACGCTTTATCTTATACGATAATGAATAATTATTTAGAATTTTTACCAGATGGAACAATAGGAGGACAGGCAGATATTCAAGAATATGGATCGGATAACGATGAAAAATCATCTGTAATATTTGATTTAGATACCTATTTAGGTGATGGAATTTCAGCCACAACAAATGGAGCTTTAAAGGTCAAAGAAGACGCTGGTACATTTAAATTAAGTAATACTTGGGACGTTGCAAATGGTCAGGGATTTAATAAAGTGACGCAGCTACTTGTAAATGAAGTAATAAAAGGACAATTAAGACCTTTACCTCGAATGATTGATATGCCATTTCAAAATCTAAGCATTGATAATGTTTATTTGCCTCATAAAGTCATTGAGTATTCTGGA